GTCAGCTACTGGCGTATTCCAGGGAGGCGGTTGCGCAACTTCGCGTGGCTGCATGTGGAGCCACGGCCAGTTCCAGAGCTGGCATGGGGCGGGGAATTTGGTGAGCGCGCTGTATGCCGGAGCAGACCCCGCCGCGCTGATCTTGAATTCTTAAAGAACTTCCGGTTGCCCGAGGCCCTTCGGCCTGCCTCTGCGCTGTGTTGCGCTTCGATGGGTGCCAGTAAACAGCATGTTTATGCGCGCGTCAACACCTATTGTTTATTTATGTTTATTTTCCGGGCGCACTGAGTCGCACGGATTTTTAAGCAGACGAAAAAAAGCCCGCACGTGGCGGGCTGACCGAACCAGTTGTTCAGTTGCTGGGGGCTGATGCTCATCGCCTCGGAGAAATCCTTACGCGGGATGCGCCGAAGGTCGAGGAGGTTTCTGAGTCGTTCGCCTGATCCTTTCATAAACAGAAGGTTTAAACACCTTGCTTTGTTTAGCAAATAAACGTATCGTGCAGCTTAGATAAACAAAACGTGAGGAAGCTCAACATGGCCGAAACCGCTCTTGAAAGAGCCATCGAGGCGGTAGGTACAGCGGCAAAGCTTGCCCAAAAGGTAGGCGTGACCGCGATGGCCGTCAGCAACTGGAAGGTTCGCGGCATCCCGGCAGAGCGGGTGCTGGCAATTGAGAAGGTTTCGGGCGTCAAGCGCCATGATCTGCGCCCGGATCTGTACCCGCTGCCACGCAAACGCAAAGCCGCCTGAAAAGGCAAAGCCGCCCCATCGGCCAGTGATGGTTAAAGCGCTTTCTCCTAGCAGGCGCAGCGGAATGGAGTGATGCCCTAAGCATCGGGATTTATCAGAACACGGGGCGAAAAGACCAGCCCCCAAGCGTTGAGCCGGCGGAGGGGCTAACCACCCGAGAGCCGAGCAAGACCAGCCCGCTAGGACGCGGGGGAAGCTGCAAGCAGGTGACGGCGAGAAGGGCCGGTGACTGCGGAGGCGCGAGGGGATTCTGGAATGAGGGCGGCCCTGCACAGGCTCACGGCGTCACTGAGCTTGTGCCAACCCTGGCGGCAAGTGCGGTTATCCGGCGAAAGAGAAAAGTCGGAGTGCTCGGGAGGCAAATGTCGTCCCGTTCAGCCAGGTATAGCGAGTTCGACTGACAACGCTTTTTAGACCGTTTTCTGTGGGTGTGCCCTCTGACCTTGTTATGTCCGAAGCACCGAGAAGCCACCCAAAAGCAACCCATCCAAGGGGCGAGTTATGGCGAAGCAGCGAAGAACCAAGGCGAAACCAGTCACAACCGCCTCCCCTGGTAGGGCTCCTGATCCAGATGGCTACTACTGCTGGCTAATCGGGAAAGGATTCGCACCCGCGAACGCAATGAGGATGGTTGAAGCGAAGTTTGGCACCAAGACAGCCCGCACCCCGACCCTTGGATGGGCCTGGAAGGGCTGAAACGAAAACGCCGCCAGATGCGGGCAGCAGTCATGGCGGCGTTACTCAGAAACGAGCGAGGAAATTATACATGCAACAGCTCAGAGACTACCAGCAGCAAGCCCTTGACGAACTCCGTCGCGGCATTGCTGCCGGTCACAAAACACAGGTTCTGATGGCTCCAACCGGGGCCGGCAAATGCCTTGGCAAGGGGACGCCAGTGTTGATGTTTGACGGAGCTATCAAGGCTGTTGAAGACGTTTCCGTCGGGGATCTTCTCATGGGGCCGGATAGCAGTCCGCGCCGTGTGCTGTCCACATGCACGGGGCGCGAGTCCCTGTACCTGGTTACCCCAACAAAAGGCGATAGCTATGTCATCAATGCGTCGCACATTCTTTCCTTGCGGCTGATAGGCCGGGATCGCCTCGGCGGGTATGAGCCTGGCATCGTAAATATCGAAGTGCGTGACTATCTCGCGCAGTCCAAGACCTTCAAACATCGCGCGAAGGGCTGGAGAACTGGCGTTGATTTCGCATCTTCTGGCGAAGTGCTTACAGTTCCGCCGTACATAGTCGGCGCGTGGCTGGGGGACGGCACCACTGGGCAGCCTCATCTGACCACGGCAGATAGTGAAGTCGCAGAGGAATGGGCTGACTATGCTGCGGCGTCAGGACATGACGTGTCGGTCTGCCCTGGTCGCGGCTGCTCCACTTACCGCATTACGCGCCATCATAAGCAGAAGGTTAAGAACTCCGCTCTGGAGGGATTGCGCGATCTCGGCATCCTTTTCGACAAGCACATACCGCACGTTTACAAGACCGCCTCCAGGCAAGACCGCCTGGAGTTGCTGGCCGGGATAGTAGATACGGACGGATTCCTTGGTAATGGCTGCTACGATCTGACGCTAAAGCAGGTACAGCTTGCCAATGACGTGGCGTTTGTGGCGCGCTCTTTGGGGCTCGCCGCTTACGTAACCCCCTGCCGCAAGGCTATCAAGGCAACAGGCTTCGTTGGTGAATACTTCCGAGTCAGCATCAGCGGCAACGTCCACATCATCCCTTGCCGGGTGCCGCGCCGCATCGCGTCACCGCGTAAGCAAATCAAGAATGTCCTGAACGTAGGCGTCACGGTTGAGCCCATAGGCGAGGGCGATTACTACGGCTTTGAGATCGACGGCGACCGGCTGTTTTTGCTGGGCGATTTCACGGTCACGCATAACACCACCATTGCTTCCGCGATGAAGCGGGGCGCCATGCTTAAGGGCAAGCGTGCTTTCTTCGTCGTGGATAGCCTGGAGCTTGTCGAGCAAGCCGTTGCCCGCTTCGAAGCTGACGGCCTGGAGGTTGGCGTGATCCAGGGGCAGCACGAGCTGACCAACTACGCCAAGCCTGTTCAGGTTTGCACGATCCAGACGCTTCGCGCTCGCTGGGATCGCATCTGCGAGGCATTCCGGCCGGATCTATTGGTGATCGACGAATGCCACGTCCTGCACAAGGATCACGTCCGCATCATTGAAGAATGCGTCAAGGCGGGCGTCCCGGTTATCGGCCTGTCTGCGACTCCGTTCCGCAAGGGCCTTGGCCTGGTGTTCGAGCGTTTGGTTGTCACCGCCACCCTGCGCAGTCTCACCGAGCAGGGATATCTAGTGCCAGCGCTGTGCTATGCGCCGAGCGTGCCGGATCTGACGGGTGTTAAGAGCAACGGCGGCGACTGGGTAGAAGACGCCCTGGCTGAAATCATGGGCGATGCCAAGCTCATCGGTGACGTGGTTGATAACTGGTGCCGGCTGGCCGAGGGGCGCCAGACGATCGTCTTCGGCTGCAACGTGGCGCACAGCCGCGAGCTGGCCCGCCAATTCTCCCTGGCTGGGGTAAGGGCTGCGCACGTTGACGGGTACACCGACATCGCCGAGCGCACGCAGATAATTGATGCCTTCCGCGCCGGCCGCATTCGCGTGCTGTGCAACGTCGCGGTGCTGACAAAAGGATTTGACGCCCCTGAAACCTCGTGCGTTGTCCTGGCACGGCCAACGAAATCTCTGATGATGCACTACCAGATGATGGGGCGCGGCCTTCGTACCGCTGATGGTAAGGCCGACTGCATCGTGATTGATCACGCTGGCAACTGCCTGCGCAACGGCCTCCCGACTGACGACCTGCCAGCCGAGCTGGATCAAGGCAAGGGTGGCAACCCGGATCGCAAGAAGCGCGACAAGGTAAAGGCCGAGCGCGAGCCTCGCCCATGCGGCAAATGCGGCTTCGTGTTCTCGACCAGCCGCTGCCCTGCCTGCGGCCATCAGCCGCTCCCGCATCAGGACGTTGAGTGGGTAGACGGCAAGCTGGTTCCGCTCGGAGAGGTTGCCAAGCGCAAGACCTTCACCACCGATCAGCGCCGCGAAGTCTACGCGCAGCTTCTCTGGTACGCGCGCAGCACAGGCAAGAAGGACGGCTGGGCCTATTACAAGTGCCAGGAATACACCGGGCACGCCCCGCGCGAGAAGAAAGGCGTCTCCCCGATGCGGCCGACACCGGAGGTCATGGGCTGGATCAAGCACAAGAACATCGCCTTTGCCAAAAGCCGTGAATCGCAGAGGGCCGCAGCATGAAGACTGCTGAACTGATGCGCGGCCGTTGGCACGATGCCCTCAAGTACGCCGGCATGACCGACCGGGAACTGTCCGGCAAGCACTGCCCATGCCCGATGTGCGGCGGCAAAGACCGCTTCCGCTTCGACGATAAGGACGGCACCGGCTCTTACTTCTGCGCCGGCTGCGGGGCGGGCGATGGCATGAAGCTGATGATGCGCCTGACTGGACGGGAGTTCCGGGAGGTTGCTGCGGAGCTGGATAAGGCATACGGCAACTACTCGGTGCAACGCCCGGAGCGCCGCGAGACCAGCGACATTCTGCGGCGGATCGGTGCCGGCCTGCTGCCTGTCGGTGATATCAGCCCTGTCGTGACCTATCTGCGCAGCCGGGCTATCCGTCGAATCCCGCGCGAGTTCCTGCGCTACCACCCTGCGGCGTGGCACTCGCAAGAGCGCCGCACCCTGCCTGCCATGGTCGCAGCCCTGCGCGACGTAGATGGCAAATGCCATGGCTACCACATGACCTACTTGAGCGAGCGCGGCGAGAAAGCCGCCATTGACGCCCCGCGGCTGTACTCGCCTGGCCAGACCGGCGAATGCGTGATCCGCCTGACCGCCGTCGAGAGCCATATCGGCCTGGCTGAAGGTATCGAAACCGCCCTCAGTGTTACCGAGCTGTTTGGCATTCCCTGCTGGGCTACCGGGGATGCAGGCCGCATGGAGCGCTTCAAGGTTCCGGCAGGGGTCGAGCGCGTGACGGTCTTCGCGGATGTTGACCAGAACTACACCGGAGAGGCCGCCGC